GACTTCCTCTAAAACTTCTTCTTCTTTTACTTCTGGCATTTGTATTGTATCTGTTATCTCTTCTTCAAGAATAAGAAATTGATGTAATCCTTTCCAAAATTCTGCATGTTCTGTAGGAACATTTCTTAATTCACCATTAGCCTCAACGGTATATCGTGTTCCACCCTTAACTTGAATAGAAATTTGGTTATTTGTTTTGTTAATTATTTTCATTTTTTTAACCAACTAGTTAATAAAAGCCCATAGGGCTGCCAGTTAAAGTACTGGCAAACTATAAAGCCTTAAGCAGCTTTAGATACTCCTGTTGTAGCGAATGTAGGTACAGCACCATCTACGAAAATATTCATAGCAGCTTGTGCCATAACTGTGTGACTAACTGAAGTACAATTCTTCAAGATAACTGAACCTTCTGTCTGAGCAGCACCGAATCCAACAGCATGTGCAGGATCAGCAGCAGCTAGTAAGTTGTTATAGAATAATGTATCTTTAACCAAGAATAGTCTTTCAACATCAGTAGCATTAGTACCATAGATATCTACGTGTTCTGTGCCACCAGCTTTTGTTAAGAATACACAGTTGTCAATAACGTTATCTCTACATTTCTTTCCAGCAAGTGTAGCTGTAACAGACATATTAGGTCTAATCTTATTATCAGCAACAATATTTGCTGACGAACCAATTGTACAATTTAACCATTGTGTTGAATCTCCATTGTTTAAAATTTCAGCAGCAGTTGTTTCGTCTAAGTCTGAACTCTTATAGAATTCACATCGATTATAAACTGAATATTCTCCTCCTTCTGCAATTCCATAAAGTGAAGCTGCGACAGTTGAGGAACTGTCAAACTTCATACCTGTGAATGTGTTTCCTACACCTGTGTTTTGCATTAAAGCAATGTCGGCAGCAACTGTAGAATCACCCATAGTAACTCTAGAACGTGCTCCCATTCCATATCCACTTCTTGAATCTAGTCCAATAAAGTGTACTCTGTTTTTAGTAATTGTTAACATAGATGTAATCGCATGTGCAGCATTAGCTGACAATACAATGTTATCCTGGTTATTTGAGGTAACAATAGCATTTGCTCTAGAAACTGTTTTAACTGCTGTCTCTAAAGATAAACCATCATTTCCATCTGAACCATTGGTTGCATCTACGAAATATGTTTTTCCTACTCCACCTACACCAATTGCGAATGGAATACTTTGTCCTGTTAATGGTGCTCCAAAACTTGAAACTCCATTTGGGTAATTTGTTAACATTTTTTTATTTTATTTAATAATTTAATAATATTTGTTCTATTAATTTCAGAGTTATGTAAGTGGATTGGGATATATCCAAGACTTGCTAATACTTCATTTTTCTTAGTGTCTTGTTCATGCCCATCTATTTCAATTGCATAATTTCCGACTACAAAATCAATTTCTCTATTTTGGATTATCCATCGATGCTTAAAAGGTATATGTAACTCTTTAAGCACCTCATAGAATATCCTTTCCGGTTTTGTAGATTTTCTTTTGTCAATATTGTGTCGCATTACTCTTGTTATTTAATCTTGGCAACTAAAGATTAATACTATGTCGAGGTGGGATTAACGTATCCCACAAACGGATTAGCTAGCGTATACTACGAAGAATATGCTGCCAATGCTCCCTCACTGCCCCACGTACCAAGCCATCCTCTGGAGTAGTTTGCCCAACGAGCATCTACTGTAAAGGTATGAGTTCGAGTCAAAATATCATAATCTTGATCCAATCTCTTCTCTTGTCGAATATCTTGATAAAGCATATTCTCTCCTGCAACTGTAACGAACCAAGCTGAAGCAGAACCTCCTTGTTCTGAATTCAAGAACTTAGACATAATTAAGTCTGTAGTTCCTCTATATACGTTGATAGCGTTGTTTGCTGACTCAGGTGTTAATTCTGAATCAAGAGTTTCCTTTGCTTTCTTCTCAATATCCAATGGGATAATAAGTTGTTTCTTACCAGCCATAGTGACTGCATTACCGTTATCTGTCTCTTGTTTATCAATTGCTAGTCTTGCTGTGAAATAGTTATCATGTGTTAACTTGATTCCTGTAGCAGAAGCATTTGATTGTGTAGCACCAAAAGATGATTGGGTTGGGTGGACAGTTGAAAACTGTGGCACTGCATCTCCATACCATGTTAGAGTTACACTATTGACAGATTTAGTAGTAGCGAAGCCACCATTAAATAGTTGCAAACCTGATTTGTCTTGGAAATAGTTCGTATCTCTAGTCAAATCTTTCATTGCGTCTAGTTGTGATTGGTAATTGTTGTCGTCCAATAGATTTTGTGTCATTTGAACAGAACCCCCATAGTTGTTATAGGTAATTTCTGTTAAATAAGTTTTATCTCTACTGACTGTAGGAATAGCATCACCTTCTGGGAATTCTTGGATTGACGAGAATCCTGTCTTACCTTCAAAGTTTTTCTTTCCTACTGTGCCTGAAGCACGATTTAAGATACTGAAAATACCTGGAGTATATTCCATATCGCCTTGATCTGCAAAATCTAAGATTTCTAGACCAACACCTGGGATTTGAAATCCCCACTTTCCTGTTGTTTCAATCATAATTTTTACGAATTAAATACGGATGACTCCAATATACTAACAATAGCTCTAGCCGAATTTAGTGGATCTAATCCCCATGTTGCGTACTGTGCTGTAGTTGTAGCTGCTGTAGATTCATCTAGTGTATCTTCATCTGTCAAATCCATTCGGTATCCTGACAGGTTTGAACCTGTAGTAGTCCCAATAGTTGCGGAAACTTCTGCTGAATAAAGTGTCATTTGAGACAAGTCAATTCTAGCAGTTGTTTTAGCAACTGTTGTATTTGTTGATGTAGCTGTAAATGTACCTACATAACTTCCAATTTCAGCCCCAGTAGCACCAGATGTTGTCATAGGTGAACCGTCAGCTTTAAGAATAGCATTTACGTGACCGAATACGGCTACTCCTGCTGTTCCCAATGCTACGAATCCACTTGTTAACTTCACCGAATCCATAACAGTAGTAACTACAGAACCTGTAATTATTTCCTTTCTAAGGATTTGTGCTCCATGTGGGTCTAGACTTCCTTCTTTATAAAAAGCCATTTTTGTTTTTTGGAATTAAATAATAATATGTTATTTAGATTCACTTGCTAACAAACGAGCAATAGCTTTTGGGTTCTTAACTTTAAGTTCCCTATATCTTTTCTCATTACCTGCCATATATTTTTTGATATAATCAATTTCTAATGGAGATAATTTATCTGGATCTTCATCTCTTGGTGTCTTAGGTGAAAAAGGGTTATTGATTACTTCATGTGAATTATCAATATCTATTTCATTGTGACCCAAAAGTCTATAAGCATCTTCATAAACAGATAAGAAATCATCTTCATCTTCTAGATTTCCTATGTTAAACATAGAAAGTTTTCTATCAAATGCAGACTTCTTTAAACCAGCTTCATCATTAGAGGGAGAAAATTCTGGATGTTTAACCATAAACCTATTCATAGCCTTATCCTTATTCTTCTCACGAGATTGTTGCTCTTTTTTATTGAGTAACTCCTCTACCTTCTTTAGTAAGTCAACATCTTTATCTCCTGGATTACCTCCAGCATCTTCCAATGCTTTTAACTTAGAAACTAATTCTTCCTTCTCTTGTTCTGTCAATTGCTTTTTAGAACGAATGTCCTTTATTTCATTAACAAGATTGTCCTTTGTTTGAAGTAAAGTAGCATTTTCAGCTTTAACTTTTTTCAATTCCTCCTCAGGAGTAACTGTAGGTTCTTCAATAACCTCTTCAGGTGTTTCCACCTCATCGATTTTTTTGTTCATACTTTACACTTTTTTTAACTATTAATCCCTTTTTTACTTGGTTGAGTCCAAGAAGTGGTCGTGTCCACTAAAGTTTAAACTATACCACATAAAGTAGTATGTGTAAGGAATGTATCGACCGACACTCCCTACACAGACTACTCTAAGCAATCTGCGATTGTAATGATACCTATATCATAACACAAAATAATTTATTTGTCAATTATTTATATCTACTTGTATCTCTTATTATCAATCTTATCTAACTTATCTTTTGATTTGATTCTTTTCTTTAAATAAAGAGTTCTAACAAAAGCACCTCTAATTAAATCTCTTGAATTATCTTCTTGTGCAGAAAAATATCTTATGATATCTTTATTCAACATTGCTTGTAGATAATTAGGTAATCCGTCAATATTCTTTAATTCTTGAAAGATTTTATCTTCTAACTTCTTATCTATAATTGTACCTAATATATCTCCATATCTACCTAATAATTCACTCTCTAATTCTTCTATAGTAAATGTTTCCATATTAACCTGTCATCATTGATTGAACATTAGCTAGTTGCCCCAACTGAGCACTATCTTTTCCACCACCAGCACCTCT